TACCGATTGCGACTTCTTTTGATTTTTCGTAGATCCCCTTGATATAGGCGAACGGGACGACCTTGAAAATACACTGCCGAATAGCGATGGACACAGCGGCGTTAGCCGTGACGCCGATCATGTCATCATCGTAACGCCTACCATCCTTGTTCGTGATCCGGCGTCTGACCTCAACTCTCGCCCCCGTATTCCGCTCTAGGTCAAGGCATGTCCCCTGAGCAATGACGTACCGCTCTTGGACTTCGACAACCCGACCATCGTATCTCACATTACCCCAGGCCGACCCTACGATTTCCGCCAACCGGACAGATGGCCCCTCGATCCGTTTTCCTGCTCGCGGTAGGGTGTAAAACATTGACCCTGCCGTTTCCTCGTCCAAGGTCGCCATCTCCTCAGCCATCCGTTTAAAGGCTACGATGGATCGGGGAAATTTCTTAGCCGTGGCGATCTGAATATCCAATTCTTCCCGACTCAGCACCGCTACGGGGTTAAAACTTTTTTCCTGTTCGCCCTCTCCGTTTGGCATTTATTTACCCTCCTTTTTTTCATGTCGCCGAAGTACCCTAAATTCCTGTGCTTTGACTTCGTATGCTGCCTTTTTTTGATGCTTCCAAGAATACGACAGCCCGTTCCCGATTATTCCCGTCGTAGCATTGCCAATTAGCGCCTTTAGGTCATTCTCCGCCTGAGTTTTAATCGCCTCCATTTGATCTATGCCTGCCATCGCCTCCATGCGTTTGCGGTCAATTTCGATAGCTGTTTCCGGTAGGATAATTTCCCGCCCGGTATCCTTGGGATACATCTTTTGCAAGATTGCCCTTGCACTCTCGCTTGAATCGGGGTCGGGCGGCCTGCGCTCCTGAACTCGCTGCCAGAAAGCCGCCTCCTTCTCAAATAGGAGTTCGATAAATTCCTGGTCCGCTGGTATATCCAACCAAAAAAGTTTACGATGGGGAAGGGGGACTGTAATGCTTGCCATCTCCAATCCCATGACTCCGAGGCAGTGCTGAACTTGGACTTGCCAATTGAGGGGGATCTCTTCTTCCAATTCCCGTTGCGTTATAACCTCGCTGGTCTTGATTTCCAAGATGCCGGCAGGCTCAACTATCATAGCATCCAGGCTGGCAAAAAGATGGGGACGTTCGGAAGAAACGAAAAAGTGGTTGCCGAAATATTTCAGTTTGCGTTCTGTCTCTCTGCGATAGGCTTGAGCCACAATCGGCTGGAGTTTCCGACCCCACCAGAGGATGTCGTTATCCTCTTTGGGCTCTGTAAGGTCAGCCTTTTCCGCGTATGTTTCTAAAGCCGATCCATAACCGACTCCGACGATATTGGGGGCATCGCTTCCCCCGATACCGCCTTTGCGTGCTTCAAACCATTCTTTACGACTTTTAAATTGTCGAAGTTCTGACATATCCCCTCCTATTCTTTTTCCCCAAAAATATTTAAACCGTCCCAAGGGCAATCAGGATTTACTGACTTACATACCTCATCGTGCAAACGCCCAACGCCATACTCGACTACTAATTCGTCCCACTCCGCTCCGGCCTTGGCCAACTCCGCTCCGGCCTTGGCCCACTCCGCTCTGGCCTTGGCCAACTCCGCTCCGGCCTTGGCCCACTCCGCTCTGGCCTTGTCCCACTCCGCTCCGGCCTTGTCCCACTCCGCTCTGGCCTTGTCCCACTCCGCTCTGGCCTTGTCCAACTCCGGGGGCAAAAGGTCAGTAATGTCGCGGAAAAGTTTTTTCCGTAATGCAATTTTCCACGGCGGTTCTACCTGGGATTTAATTTCATCGAAATCTTTCAGCCGGTTTTCGTAATAATAATTTTCTGTGTGCCACTCGAAGAGCGATCCGGCATGATGAGAATGCACAAAACAACGCACATTAGGATTTTCCATTTTCCCCTCCTATATCGCGGTTCATTTCACCACCACCAAATCCCCGTTTTCCCTCAACTCGATCACTTCCCCGGTGATATCCACTACCTCGCATTTCTCTGGACTCCATCCCGCTTTTAGGCAAGCCAGAAAGGGAGTCTCCGCCGTTTCTATTGCCACTTCTTTCGTCCCGATTTTTGCGATTTTATAGATCCGGTCCAAAGGTCATTTTCTTTTCTTTCTTATGATTCCCCGCAACGCTGCATTTACTTTGCCAAGTCGCCTTATTTCTTCTTCAGCTTTCTCATTTTCGACATTTTGAGCTTCCCATTTTCTCTGAAAGCACATAGGGCAACGAGAAGATGTTACCCAATGCGGAATTGCGTATAGTGATCCGCAAAGACAAGTTTGGACAGATAAACTGACAGTAATATCCACATTAGACATTGTTTTCTCCTCACCCCAAAAACAATCGGAACAACGCAAAACCTATTCCGAGAATCGCTATCACCATAACAAAGACAAGGCCCCAATCGTAAGCCCACCACAGCCTTTTGAGCCGATACCAGCGAGAAGGGTATCTCACTCTAATCGGTATTTTGTTTTCGCGGATCTGTTTCATCCACCACCCCATCCTTTTTTAACTCAATCGGCTGCTCCTCCTGAGCCTTTGCCCACTGACAGAAACACCAACTAACAACTACCGCCGCGACAAACCAGAGTCCCAAGAGGGCGGCTATCATGCTAAAAGTTTCCATCGAAATCCTTTGTTTTGAGTTTCGTGATTAAACGATGCCCTTTTTTATCGAAAAGGGTCTCCGCTGGCCGTCCAACAACTCCCTCTGCGGGGGTCGCGCTTCCCAATTTTGAGGGGAAGCCAACGCGCACCATTTCGGTCGCCTGTTCCAAAGTCATTGAGCCCAAGTACGGCACAACATCGAGGTTGAGTTTGGCTGCTACATCACAAGTATTTTCCCAAGAGAGCCACCACCTACCATCCACAAGCACATCATACAGGATGAACTTTTTGATAGGACTATAATTTCCGCCGCCCTTTTGAATACCAGCCCCATAACCCTCACCGTAAAGCACAGCCGGACAATCGGGAAAAACTTTGGCCATTTTTATTGCACTAACATTCTCGTAGAGCCATCGAATTAGATCAGCATGGATCTGCGCATTGTCCTTCTTACCCCCAAAAGTCAATTTACCGTCCTGCCAAATACAGCGGATATTAGTGCCGTCGATCTTCTCCGTGAATTGCCATTCTTTGAGGAGCGTGTAAGTCCGATTCTTGAAGATGCCAGGTTTGAATTTATGGGTTTGCTCATCGCGTTCGTAAAGGGTTTCGATTTTAGGGTAAATCATGCTGCCATCTCCTTTGCTTGGATCTTCTCAATCTCTTTTTTCCTAGTCAATGCTCAAATCGACTTCCGCGCTACTCGCAGCCTCATCTCTGGCCGTATCGTTAGCTTGATCCACCACTTATAGGCGTCGCCTTTTTCAATTTTGGCGTTGCATCTTCCGCATTCACCTTGCGTTTTTTGAGCTTTTTTAACAACGGTTACTCTTGGCATCTTATCCTCCTATCAACAACGACACGATAACGACTAGCCCAATCCAGCCGCAGCATAACCCCAAAACCCAGAGGGAAATATGCGGAGAGAAAAAGTTGGCGGTGTTATGGAGTTTCATCTTTCTTCACCTCTGTCGCCACGTTGACGTGGACTGCTACAAGCCAGTTATTAAAAGCCTTGATCGCACAAGTATGGCCGCAGGCGTCTTTGTACAGGGCTTGCGATGCTGATTTTTTATCTCTTTTTCCTCTGACCCAAAAATGACCGTCTGGCGGATCTCGATACTTTATCCAGTTATTTGCGGAAAGCTGGCGCTCATTGCATACATCACATTTCTTTACATTTTCGTCCAAGGGCGTTTCTCCCTAATTTTCTTGGCACTCTAAACAGATATGCCGCTCTATGCCAGAGCCGTCCCGGTAGACTTTCCATCCAAGTTCTTTTGCTTCTTTAATCGTCCCCATGTATAAACCACGACCCTCATGGGGCCGAAAATAATGACCCGGATTACAGACATCGCAGCAGGTATAACGGAGTTCCATTTATTTTTTCCATCCCCTTGACTTACAAGCGGGACATTCTCGCGGGTTTCTTGTCTTTGGAATCCAGACGTAATAACATTTACGGCATAGGCGCGTCTTTGGTTGACGTTTTCTCTTCATAGTCATAATCATAGTCTTTTACAGCAGTTCGATTTTCTTGTCAAGCTAATTCTTTCCCCCCAAAACCGGCCCTTACTCTGCTATCAACTCTCCCCTTTGCGTTCAACCTGGGGCAACGTAGGGCCTAAGTTTTTTCTTTCTTCGTCCTCTTTTTCCGCTTTCAGGCGTTTTATCATCTCCGCGAAGATCCGGCTTGCCGCTTCGAAATCTCCGGCCTTCATCTCAAAAGAGGCTCGCTGTTTTCGCATGTAAATGTTCGGCTCGTCGGTAAGCCAAATAATCCGTATGAGGTTCATCTTAGGATTTTCTCCCCTTCCCCGCCTTCTGCCAAGCGGATATCATCTGCTGGATTTTTTTAACCATCGGGTGATACTGGTTAAGATTATCCTGTACCTCTACCAGCGTTGCCGCCATCTCCGCCGCCGCCTCTAGCTTGTGCCGGACAGTCTCCTCCGCCTGCCAGCGGCCCACCTGTTCGCAGGCCGGGCAATTTGGACGAGGGTGGTTATGGTTCAAAATTTCCATGTCCGTTTTCTCCTCTTCTTTATGCCACTCTTCCCGATGCCACCCGTACCGTTCGCAGAGATAGTGAGAACAGGGCATGTTATTCCTTCCTTTCAGCTTGGGAGATTGCTCGCTGGCCAAAGACCCGGATGCTATCGCCTAAATCCGGTCCTACTGGTAAACGGGTTTTTTGATACTGCTCAACGATGTCCTTCAGTGCCTCTAACATCTCCGGCGCTGCAGCATGGAGGGGACAGAAATTAATACTGCCGGTAAGAGTTTTGTTATCGTCCAAGTGGGCTCGAACATGGCATCCGCATTTCATGGTTGCACCTCCTCCTTAGCCTTTCTCTCCGCTTCGGCTTTGGTGCGATAGGTAAAGGGTAGGTGGCTTCCGTCGTCGTTTCGGACGCCGTAACCGTGCGATGGCATGTATTCGCTGGTTAGCCAATCCTCATTGAGCCTTGCACGTTCAGGGTGTCCTTTCGGGAACTTCAATGCTTCAAATGTTCTTCTGACAGTTTTCATATTCTCCCCTTTCCAGCTAGGCTGCTATCTCTTGCGCCGTCCGATTGATGAGAGATTGCCAATTCCAATGGTTGCTGCCCTCGGCATTGCCAAGGGGGGAGCCGTTAGCCTGTCCGTTGTTGTATTCCTCCACGGTAGGGGCTTCGGCATCTCCGTATTTTGCCCTAATGATTTTGATTGCCCTATCCACCAGGGCATCGGAGTAATGGCGGTTCGCCATGATATATTTCGCGTCGCCAAACGCTTCAATCCACGCGCTATGGCTATAGGTATAGGAGTCATCGGACCCGTCGAAACTCCCGGCGCTGTATTTGTCAATGATAGCGTCCACCTGCTTCGAGGTCGGCCCGTCTATCCAAGCAACATCTATGCTGTCACCACCTGAAAAGCTCTTACCCTTCACGGAAAACTTGACTCCTGGAAAGGCTTTCGCTAGTTCGACACGGATATTTTTTGCTGCTGTTACGCGGTCGCGTCCGGGGATAAGATGCGGGTTCTGTTTGATGAGGTTGGCCACTTGGATCTTGAAAGCTTCCGCCGCTTCTTTCCTCGCCCTTTCCCTATCAATAACCGCCTCTTGTGATCGCTGCACGAGAAAAGCGCACTCTTCGGCGGAAAAGTCAGGGTTATCCTCATACTGCCAACCGCCGAGGCCGTCAAGATGGGTTTTTGAAACTTGGCCGACATGGTAGTCCTTCACGAAGACAATCTTTTGCCCGTGAATTGACCCCTCAGTCTCTACCACAACGGCCTTTTGCCTGGAATTCGCCATGTCGCCATAGCTGACAACCTGCCCGAGCCGAAGCCCTGATTGCTCTATGGGGACCATTGTCCGACCCCCTGATCCAAAGAGTAAAAATGCTTTTCCTGTTTCCATTTTCTTTCTCCTCCTAGGGATTCGCTCCCCTTTGCGACCCTACGGGCGGGTTCTTCGGATAATTTTATCGCGCATGCCAGAACACCAGAGGCACAACCGTTTAGGAATTAAGCCAGGGACACTTGATTTAAAACCGCACCGTTGACATTTTTTCATTTTTCCCCTCCTGGTTGGCCCTAGAGACGGGCGTTAATCAATAACTGT